GGCAGGCGAAAGCGTGTACAGCGGTCGCACTCCCCAACAGCGAGCTGAAGAATATCGCGCTGAGGATATCAAGGAATTGACTGATATGTGCACCCGCACTGAGGAATATATGGCTGCAAAGCTCCTGATTGATGGCAGCTACACCATTAACGGTTATGCTGATGATGGCAAAACCCAAAAGATTGACACTATTTCCTTTAACTTTACTCAAAAGCAAACCTTGTCCGGTACCGATACCTGGGATAATGATACCTCTGATGCTTACGGCAACCTGCAGGAGGCTTCCAAAACCATTCGCCGCAATGCTGGCCTGACTCCGACTATAATGATGTGCTCCGAGGCTACCAGCAACCTGCTGTTGAACAACAAGAGCATTTATGACAAGCTGCTGATTCCGTCCCGCGACAATGCGGCGCTGATGTCCTTCGCACCTAAGATTCAAAGCCCTGAGGTTATGCGCTTTGGCCTGCTGGGTGCCTTAGGCCTGGAAATGTACACCTATGAGGGTGGTTATATCAACAACGAAGGTGTATTTACTCCGTACCTGCCTGATGATTACGTTATTATCGGCGTTGCCGGTCGTGGCAAGCGCTTGTATGGCGCTGTTACCCAGATGGAGGACGATAAGCAGTTCCACACCTATGAAGGCCGTTATGTGCCTAAGGTTACCATGAACATCGAGAATGACTACTGCTCTATTGCTATGCAGAGCCGTTGCCTTGTTGTTCCTGAATCTGTGGATGACTGGTATGTTATCAAGGTTAAATAAGGAGGCAGCTTATGTATATCCTCATTAAGAAATTCTCTCTGCGTCATAATAACGTGGTTTATGCAGCGGGCAGTGTTGTCGAGCTGCCTGAAGACGTTGCTCAAAAGCTGTATGATGATGCTCCGGAAGAGTTTGAAATCATTGGCGAGCCTGAGGCAGAAACCACTGCTCCGGAAGATGTTGAAATCATTAGCAAAACCGAGGCTGAAAAGCCTGCTTCTGGCAAAAAGAACAAAAAGCAGCCTGCTTCCAAATCTATCTCTAAAGAGCCTGCGTGTGATGATGAAGCTGAGCTGCCGGCGGTAGATGAAGCCGCAACTGTACAATGAAAGCGCTGAGCTTTAAAGAGCAGATAGCCGCAGACAATGCGGCTGTCTTTCTCAATGAGATGGAGTTTGCGGAGCTGCATGATCTGAACGGTACGGAGTGCATGGCGATTGTGCAGGATATCTCTGTGGCGCAGTCGCTTTCTGTCCAGACAGGTAAGGATGATTATTATCCCGGTCTTTATGGCAGTCAGCTGCAGGTGAATTGCCTGAAGGCTGATTTGCCGGAGGTGCCGGTGTATGGCATGCGGTTTTATCTTGACGATAAAATGTATGAGGTTGAAAGCGTGGGCGATGATATGGGTATATTGACAATTCAGCTGGTGGCGAATGACCGATGATTAGCATTGATGCTAAAAATATGGAATATGCACAGCAGATGTTGGGCGCTGCTCCGAAGGAGATAAAAAGAGCCATAAAAAGCTCAATCAATAAATCTACCAAACAAATCAAGACGAAAGTTGCGAGGTTGGTAAAGGAACGATATGTTATTTCTAGCGCTGTTGTGAAGAAAAAAGTGGAAATACGCAAGGCAACGCTTTCTCGGCTTACTGGTGTTGTTATGAGCACGGGAAGACCAGCAACTTTGACTCGGTTTGATGTACGGAAAAGCAAAAAAGGTCCAATTCGTGTCAGGGTATTACGCAGCAGTAATCCGAAGCCTATAAAAGGTTTGTTTTTGCAGGCTACACGAGCTGGAAATGGACCTTTTCCGTTCAAAAGGCTTGGTAAGAGCAGATACCCGTTAACCGTACTACATGGTCCATCTATACCATCAATGATGGGAAATGAAAATACTATCAACAGGCTAACACCTTTTGCAGAAAGTGTTCTGAATCAACATTTTTTACATGAAGTAGAATATCGTTTTTCAAAAATGAAGTAAGGAGCTTTTATGACTACAGTTGAATTAATGGATAATCTGGCTGAGTTTTTGCGACCTGCAGTTACCGACTACAGCACGCAGCAGCCCTCTGGCCAGCGTGAAATTAAAGTATATGCAGGCTTTCCGCCGGCACGCATGAATGCTGATGAACAGGCATCGTTTATCTATGCTCTTGTTACCGGGGCGCAGGATACTGCAGATGGTCACATGAGCACCGCAACGGTAGAAATTGGCTTCAGCATCTATGACAATAGCGATGCTGACGACTGGCGCAGTCTCTATAATCTTATGGAGCACGTGCGCCAGCATCTTCTGAAGCATCGTCTGGTAGCGAACAGGCACCGCCTGCAGCTGCCGCTGAAGCTGGAAGTTCCGGAAGCACAGCCTGCCCCGCAGTGGCAGGGTAAAATTACTGCAATTTATACTATTGGTCAACCTTATGAGGAGGACATATATTATGGCGAAGAATAAGAAAACAGATAAGCTGATTTATATCGGCCCCAACCTGAGCCGCGGAAGATTACTGCAGTATCAGGTGTTCATTGGCGGTCTGCCTGAGCATTTAGATGCAGAATTCGATGAATTCCCTCAATTGGAGAAGCTGTTTGTTTCAGTAGAACAGCTTAACAGAGCGCTTGAGGAAGTTCAACAGACAGGTACTCCGCTGAATAAGTATTATAAACAAGCTATGGAGGTGTAAAACATGGCATATAAACATGGTGTGTATACCAGTGAGGTTCCGACTAGCGTTGTGCCTGCTGTAAACACTGCTGCCGGTCTGCCGGTTGTATTCGGTACCGCTCCGGTACATTTGGCGAGTGAGCGCGCTCAGAGCAACAAACCCATTTTGTGCTACAGTTACGCTGAGGCAGTACAACAGTTAGGCTACAGTAAAGATTGGGGTAAATACACTCTCTGTGAGGTAATGTATAGCCAATTCGCATTGTATAATCGCGGTCCGGTGGTTTTTGTAAATGTATTAGATCCCAAAACCCACAAGAAGAGTGCTAGCTCCAAAAATGTTACAGTGACAAACAAAGTTGCAAAAGTAGATGCTCCGGTTCTGCTTGACACTTTGCAGATTAAAGTATCTACGGCCGGTTCTGCATTGATTGCCGGCAGCGACTATGAAGCTGCTTATGATGACGATGGCGTATTGGTTATTACGTTGCTTGATGATGGCACTGCAACTGCTGCAAGTAATTTAACACTTACTTATGATGAGATTGATGCTGCAGCAGTAGATGCAGATGATATCATTGGCGGCATCAATGTGAGCGATGGTTCTGTCAAAGGTTTGGAATGTCTTAACAAAGTATTCCCGATTACCGGTCTTGTGCCTGGCATCGTTCTTGCTCCCGGCTGGAGTGAAATCCCGACTGTAGCTGCAGTGATGAAAGCTAAAGCTGGCAACATCAACAGCCATTTCAAGGCGATTACGCTTAATGACGTACCGACAGACAGCGTCAAAAAGTATACCGACGTCAAAAACTGGATGAATCAGAACAGTTACAATGACGCTTCTCAAGTGGTATGCTGGCCTATGGTTAAGATGGGCGATGATGTTTATCACATGTCTACCCATGTTCTTGGCGTTATCTCAACTGTTGACAGTAATAACGATGATATTCCTTACGAATCTCCGTCTAATAAAAGCATGCAGATTAATGGCTGCTGCTTAAAAGATGGTACTGAGGTAGTATTAGGACCTGATGAAGCTGGTTATCTCAACGGCCAGGGCGTTGTTACCGCACTTAATTTTATCGGAGGCTGGAAATGTTGGGGCAATCGCACCGCCTGCTATCCGTCTAACACCGACCCTAAAGATGCCTTTATCTGTATTCGCAGAATGTTTAACTGGCATGCGCAGACTTTCATTCAAACTTATTGGGCGAAGGTAGATAAGCCGATTAACAAACGCCTGATTCAAACAGTTCTGGATAGTGAAAATATGCGTTTAAACGGCCTTACCGGACAAGGTGTCATTTTGGGTGGCCGTGTTGAATTTCGTGATGATGAAAATCCCGTTACCAATCTTATGGACGGCATCATTAAATTCCACACCTATCTTACGCCGCCTGCCCCGGCGCGTGAAATTGAAAACGTGCTCGAATATGATCCTGCGTATTTTGAAACGCTGTTCAGTTAATTGGGAGGTGAGATAGATGGCAAATGTACCTGAGAAACTGATTAACTTTAAAGTTTACCAAGATGGTAACGATTTGGTGGGTATTGCTGATGTGCAACTTCCGTCTTTAGATGCTATGACCGAAACCGTTAAAGGTGCAGGTATTGCAGGCGAGTTTGACAGCCCGGTGCTGGGGCACTTTGGCAGCATGGAAACAGTGCTGAACTGGCGCACGTTGGAGAAGCGTAACATCATGCTGGTAATGCAGACAGGCGTAAATCTTGACCTGCGTGGCGCACAGCAGATTTATGACAGTGCCAGTGGTAAATACAAGGTTGGTAACGTAAAATGCGTTGTGCGCGGTGTGCCGAAGAAAACGGAGTTGGGCAAGTTGGATGTTGGCACGACTACAGGCACTGCGAACACCATTGAAACAGCTTACCTAAAAGTTACCATTGATGGTGAAACTGTTCTGGAGCTGGATAAGTTCAACTACATCTGTAACATTGGTGGAGTTGATTATATGGCTGACGTACGCGAAGCTTTGGGCATGGTGTAAAACAAAAAGCCTCCAGCGTGAAGCTGGGGGCTGAATTATAAAAGTTTGGAGGAATGAAAGATGATTGACTTAAAAAATGTAGACAACGTGTTGCAAAATGTTACTGGCAAAGATTTTCTGAATGCTGAACGACATGCGCGTCAGATGGGAGATCAAACAGCTTCCATTGTTCTATCTGGCCAGTTTCAAACTATTTTGTTAGCGAATGCGTTAAAGGTTCCAGTTGAGGATATTGAAGAATTACCTGTGGCGGAATTTGTTCAGGCTCTGAGCAAGGTGAACACTTTTTTATTCGCACAGGATTCAGTGAAGGACAGCAAATAAGAAGAGCAGCCATAGGCTGCTCTATAAATACCAATACAGATATTGAGTTTTTTATTAATGAACCATTGATTGAGTTTCTCGAATGGCTTAATCTTGTTTCTGCTCTTTGTGAAAGTCAACGGTAAAAAGCGTTGGCAACAAATGGTCGAATATAAATTGATAGATAAGGTGGACTGCGTAGGCTGGTCCTAAGCCTATAAATAAGCCTAGTAGACCAAAAAACAATACGCATGGCCAAACAATAAAAGCAATGTTTGCTTCAGCTATGCCTAAAGCATAACATACTATAGCGGCTGAGCTTAACCCAACAGCTGCACCAATCCAGGCACCCATGCCACAAAAGAATATATAAAATAAAATTATTAGAATATCAAATTTCATAACAATCACCTTCTATGCAAATTATATCATCAAAGGGGAGGAGGGACAAGATGGCAAAAAAAGATTTTAGCATGGCATTTCTTATTGGAGCTCAACTCAAAGGGAGCTTTGGTAATACTTTTTCTAATGTCCTTAAAACCTTTTCTGAGACCAATGCTGCAACTGAAAAAAACAAAAAAGTCTTGAATAGTCTTACTGATGCCTATAAAGATGGCACTATAGCAGCACAAACATTTAAACGCAATCTGGCTTTGCAATCACTGGGAGTTTTTAGCGCTAGGTTAGCAAAAACAAAAGGAAGTCTTGAGGTTTTTAACAGTAGTTTTGGGGCTATGACTAACATCGCAGCACCGTTTGTGTCGGCTACTAAGACAGCAGCGACGTTTGAGGCTGCCATGTCTAAGGTAGGTGCTATCTGCCGCGCTAACGATAGCGACCTTGCAGCACTGACCAAAAAGGCTCGTGAGTTGGGTGAGACCACCCAATATACCGCAACGCAATCTGCTGAGGCCATGAGTTACCTCGGTATGGCGGGTTGGGATACAGAAAAGATTATCGCCGGTATGCCCGGATTACTAAGTTTAGCATCTGCCGGTGGCACAGCCTTAGCGCGTACAGCAGATATTGTTTCTGATAACCTTACTGCGTTTGACCTTGCTGCTGAGCAGTCAACTCATATGGCCGATGTATATGCAACAGTCATCACCAATACTAACACTAACGTCGAGATGTTAGGCGATACCATGAAGTATGCAGCACCTGTTGCTCATGCATTTGGCGCGTCTATGGAGGAGACTGCTGCGCTGGCAGGCTTGATGGCCAATAGTGGCATCAAAGCAAGTCAGGCAGGCACGTCACTTCGTGCTGGTTTTCTTAGATTGGCAGGACCGCCGAAGATGGCTAGCAAGGCAATGGAAGAGCTGGGAATGTCAATGAACGATATTACAGCTGAGCAAAAAGAGGCTAGTATGGCTATGGCAAGCTTGGGTATAAAGCTCAGCGATACCAACGGCCCTCGAAAAATGTCTGCAATTCTTACTGAGTTACGAGAAAAAACTGCAAAACTTGGACAGGAAGAGAAGCTTGCGGCAATGAAGTCTATTTTCGGTCAGGAAGCCGCTACCGGCTGGCTGGCAGTATTGAACAGCGGAGATAAGACATTTGATAACCTTGTGACAAAATTGGAAAAATCAAGTGAAGTTCATGCTGCTGATGAGATAGCGAAAAAGATGCAGGATAATGCACAAGGCGCAATGACAAGACTTAATTCTGCGGTGGAGTCTACACAAATTTCTATCGGAAAAGCTTTTTTGCCAGCAATGGCGGCAGCAGCAGAAGCAGGTGCTAAGTTTTTTGGATGGTTTGCTGGAAGCGAAACGTTGACAAACGTTGCTATAGGCATGGGAGTGGTTGGCGTGGCATTGACTGGATTTGTGGCTGCTGTAAGTGCGGGTGCTGCTGTGGTTAATGCTTATAAAACTGCCTCTATTGCCTGCAATGCTGTATCGAAAGCCTTTAAAGCTTGCACAATATTGTCGACTGCCGCACAATGGGCAATGAATGCTGCAATGTATGCTTGCCCAATAGGTTTGTTTATAGCTGGTGTTACTGCCATTATAGCTGTCGGTTATGCGCTTTACACTCATTGGGATAAAATCAAACAGTTTTTTGTCAACCTTTGGGAAAGTCCGACAGCAAGAACGATTATGTTTATCACAGGTCCAATCGGCTGGGCGCTTGCTGCTGGAACAGCGCTTATTGCAAACTGGGATACAGTCAAGCAGTGGTTTATAACATTGTGGGACAATCCTTCTTTAGCAATACAGCAGTTTGTTGATGGTATAAAAGACAAATTTTCTGATGCATTCTCTTGGGTACAGGAAAAATGGCAGGCCATC